TAAAGGCAGTGTCATTTCTTCCAATGGGAAATAAGACATATCCTCAGCAACCTTATACAGAGATTACAAGAGAAGAGTATAACTCTTATGTCGGTAAGATTGCCAAGATTGACTGGTCTGCTATCTATGATGGCGTAGAAAATCTTGAGGCTGAAGGTGAAGCATACTGCTCAACTGATGCCTGTGAAATTAAATTATATTAATTTCTAGCCTGCTATAATAGGTTTAGGAGAAATATGGCTAATTCATCTAACTTATATGCAGAAAAGATTTACTCAGAACACCCATTGGTGCTTTGGGCTTTAGATGATCAATTAGATTATATAAGCCTTATTTCAGAATCACAAAGAGATGTTTATACAAACTGGACAGCAAGCAATGCTACTAAACTTACTGGTTCCTCAATAACTGACGAACCATTTCCAGAAAGCAATTCAAGCAAGGTTCGATGCTCTGTGCCAGCAAGTGGAACAGGAACATCAAGTATAGTAAGTCAAAATATAATAAATTTTCAAGATATGAATCCAGAACTTGGAACATTTTGTATATCTTCTAATATTTTTTCAAATACTCCATACCTATCTTCAATATCTATTGGATATGAATATACAGATCCAGCAACATCTTCAGTCGTTCAGGTATTAAAAAACTTTGAAACAACATATTTAGATAGTTGGGCATTTTTTTCAGAAACATTTTCTATACCAAGCATAAATGCACAATGTAGGGCTGTTATTAAATTTTTTGTATTAGCAGGAGGTGCATCAACTGCTGACTATGAGTTCTACATAAATGGAACAACTTTTGGACAATGGTCGGAAGAGTTTAATGTAACATCTCTTGGAGTAACTCCACAATCATTTACAGAAAACGTTGCACTGACTGGAATAAGTTATGCTGTTCCAGCAACTGCTTACGGTATTAGCGAAGATTCTGGATACTATTTAATCAATGACAATAGATTGCTTGCAAAAAACACTAGCATGCCAATGGTTTATGGAGCATCTGGAATTACAAAACTATCAGCAAATATAAACAGTAATCCATCTTTAATAATTCCAGGAAAAGGTTTTCTAAATAATGTTGGAAAGTATAAAGATTATACTGTTGAATTTTGGGCAAAAATAAATTCAGGGGCAAGTGTACCAAGAAAAATATTTGGACCTATATCTTCTTCTGATGGATTGTACGTTGAGTCTGGATTCTTAACCTTAAATATAAATGGATATTCTGGATCTCACTTTGTTGGGCAATGGTTTAGACCAATGATAATTCAAATAAAGTTAGTCCGTGGAGTTGCAAGCCTATTGTTAAATGGAGAAGAAGTAATATCTTTTATAGTAGATCAAGGATCTCTTGTATTTCCAGATGAGTTTGATAATAGCAGTGATAGTCAAGACTGGTTAGGATTTTATTGTTATAGCGATGTTGACATTATAGAAATAGATTGTGTTGCTATATATTCTTATGATGTTCCGATAACTGTTGCAAAAAGAAGAATGGTTTATGGTCAAGGTGTTGTTTCTCCAGAAGCAATAAACTCAGCATATGGTGGAACTTCTGCTTTTGTTGATTATGCTTTTGCAGACTACTCTGTTAATTATTCATACCCAAATCTTGCAAGATGGGATCAGGGAAAATTTGATAATCTTGTTACGACCTCAGATTCATTAACGATCCCTGCCTATACCTTACCACAGATATATCTTAGCAATGAAAGTCAATCTTTATGGTATTCTGATTGCGAACTTGCTCAAGGAGCGGGTGATGACTTCATTACCTTTAGACCTAGTGTCTATTGGGAAGACATAGATTGCTACATGTATTTTGAAAAGTTTGACTTTTTGTCAAGTAACATAAAATCTTTTTATGGTGTATTTGAGGTATCCGATTTAGAAGTAAACCAGCAGATATTGTTCTTTATTTATAACTCTTTGACTAATGATACGTTTAAGATAGTTAGAGAAGGACTATTTATTAAGTACTTTATAAACTCAGATAATATTCACCAGCAGGCAATTCAGTCAGCCTCACCTTTTGTTGCTGGAATAAATATTGATAACTTATCGTTACAATATGGAAGCAAGATCTCACAATTTTTTGGGGATAGGCAAAATTTAAAGATGTACTTAGGAGGAAACTCATCAGGAAGCAACACGTTCTCTGGCAATATTTTATCTATTGGTCTTAGTACATCAACAGACCTATATAGAATAGCAAGTGGATTTAGTAATAATGGAATTGCAATTTTTGACGAAGATGTAGAATTTTTATCTCACACAGCAAGTTATACTTTATTACCAACTTTTGTTTATGACTCATTCTCAATTGACATAGGAGTTTCTGGAACCTGGGAAGACTACCTTCCTCTTTCATATTTTGGAAAATACGTTAAGAATTCTGTTGGCCAAGATGTCTATGGTTTAAATTTTTTGCAGTTAAATTTTGACTATCCAGAACCATCTGCGTTTATTGGTCAAGATTATGATACAACAAATTCTGAGGTAAGAGCCTATATAACTTTGCAGTATGTTAGTGATGGAGCAAACAAAACACAAGATAACTTTACAACAACGGTTTTGCCTAATAAAAATGGAATTATTGATTTAAAGAATTATCCTGATTGGGAAACAACAAAATTTGAAATTGTTGATAATACACTACTCTATCCACCCACAGATGTTGACTTTAATTCATTGGCAATGGTTTATAGGTTTGAGTTTAATGTTGGTGGAACATTAAGAAAACCTGTTAAAATTCGCAATCTAGAAATTGCGTCACAAGTTTTTGAACAAAACTCTTTTAACCATATTGGTACAAGGTTTGGTGTTGACCTTTACCCGTATAAAAGATCTGGAATATATTATGATTATCTATCAGATAACCCAATAAGTATTTATAAGGGCAGCACACCATATCTATATTTAAATAAAAATTCGGGGATTGAAATTCGTGGAAACACTGGCCAAATGACAAATCGTGGAATAAGTATTCCAATTAATAGCAACCTATCACAGTCATTTAAGGTTAGTGCAATGCAACTGTGGTTAATGTATGACAAGGATCTGTTTGAAAGCACTCATACAGAACTTTTTAGCATATACTATTTGGGAGACTCAGTTTCTTTTTACATAGTAGCAAACGACTCTTCTGGACAAAGAGGAAGAATATTTGCAAGGAATACAAGCGATGGATCAGAGTTTAATGGTTTAGTTTATTACATAAATGGCAGAATAGTTCGTGATCCAGTAATAAGCATAAAAGAATGGAACTCTTTAGGCGTAGGGTTTTTAAATTCACTAAACTTTAATAGCCACATAGGAAGTATTGATTTAAGTGGGCCATTTGTTTTTAATAATGTTTCTTATTATCAGGCAAATGACTTACAGCAGATTCAGGCAAATATTACAAGACCATGGCAGAGAGTTTTGGTTGATGGAATAACGCTTGATTGGCAATACTGGGTTGATAGTTATATCTGGGAAGAGGTCTTGATTATAGGGCAGTCAGAAATATATGGCGTTAACCCATCTGACGTGTACAAAACATACCTTGGAACAAATAAAGTTATTTTTGATGACTCCGATGGCCTTATTGTCGATGCAGAACAAATACTAGTATATACAGACATAGATTGGCAATCATCAATCAAGATACCTACCTAATATGGTATACTGGTGGTTATGAATCCTTTAATAAGCAATAAAACTGGCAAGCCAATTGTAAGCAATGTGCGTCGTAAGATAATTGATAAAGGTTATGACTGGGGCCTATACGTATACAAAAAGTCTAATGGCAAGTGGTTTACTGATGGAGAAGGTAACGTTTTGAACATAGAGTCTATGCGTGGAGATATTTCAAAAATATCACAACTAAAAACAGTAGCAAAGCACCATGGAGATCCTGGTGATGGCGAGGCTATATTTGTTCCAGGACTCACAAGAATTAGTGAAGAAGAGCACTCTGTTCAGATGGAAAGACTAAAAGAAGGTCTTATTCCTTCAATGAATGATCTAGGTGCTTGGAAGGCTGCTCAAGACACAGTTGACAAATATGGAAGGGGTTCTTTAGATGAGTGAAGAGTTTCAGTATATTAGAGCATCTCTTAATACACAGTTAGAAGAAGAAAATGCATTTAAAACGCAAGACCCATTTAATAAAACTTGGGATGCATTAAAAGATTTTTCTGGACTTGATCAAAATTTTAAAAGAAGGGCATCAAGGTCAGTTGCTAAAGCAATTGGAGACCCAGCATATCTTGATGCAGCAAATGCAATGCCTAGCGGACAAGACTCTTCATCAAAACAGATTAATCCAGGAACTGTCTACAGAAATGGATATGGACTATTTGATGTAATCACTCCACCATACAACATGTATGAACTGGCAAACTTTTATGATACATCTTTTGCTAACCATGCTGCTATTGATGCTAAGGTAGAAAATATTGTTGGACTTGGATATCGCTTTGACATAACCGATAGTACGTCTTTAAGGTTTGATATGAGTGAAGATGCAGACAAGGTTTCTCGTGCTCGCAAACGTATAGAAAGAATGAAAATTGAAATTCGTGATTGGCTAGAGGGTTTAAATGATGACGATAGTTTTACTAAAATCATGGAAAAAGTTTATACAGATGTTCAGGCAACTGGAAATGGATTCATTGAAGTAGGACGAAATGTAGAAGGACAGATTGGGTATATCGGACATATACCAGCAACCACAGTTCGTGTTCGTAGATTGCATGACGGATTTCTTCAAATTATTGGTCAGCACGTTGTATACTTTAGAAACTTCGGTGCAAATAATCAAAACCCAGTAACAGCAGATTCAAGACCAAATGAAATTATACACATTAAAGAATACTCTCCACTAAATACATTTTATGGTGTTCCAGATATTGTCTCAGCAATGCCGTCTCTTCTCGGAGATAAACTTGCTGCACAGTACAATATAGATTATTTTGAAAATAAGGCAGTGCCAAGATATGTTATTACACTTAAGGGTGCTCAGTTGTCTGCAGATTCAGAAGACAAGATGTTTAGATTTTTGCAAACTGGGCTTAAGTCTCAGTCTCATAGAACACTCTATATACCACTTCCTGGAGACACAGAACAAAACAAGGTTGAGTTCAAGATGGAGCCAATTGAAAACGGTATCCAAGATGGATCATTTAAAGAGTATAGAAAGCAAAATCGTGATGATATCCTAATTGCTCATCAAGTACCAATTTCAAAACTTGGCGGGGCAGACTCAGGATTAGCAGCAGCCCTATCACAAGATAGAACATTTAAGGAGCAGGTTGCAAGACCAGCACAGCATCATCTGGAAAAGGTAATTAACAAGATTATTAAAGAGCAGACAGATGTCCTTGAACTTAAGTTTAATGAACTAACTCTTACAGATGAAATTGCTCAGTCTCAAATTCTTGAAAGACTTGTTAAGACTCAGATCATGCTTCCAAATGAGGCTCGTGAGGTTTTAGATCTTCCACAAACAAAAGACGGAGATACTCCATTTGTAATGAGTCCAAGACAAGCAACAGATGCCAGAGCAAACCTTGCTGGTAATCGTGAACGAGATGCACAAAGAACAAACTCTCAATCAGATGGACCAGCAACTGTGGATGGAAGAAATCCACAGGGAGAAGGTCGTGCGTCTCAATAATTGAGAAACACGTATAAAGGTTTGGTATAATAGGATTGATATGAATATAAATAAGGCTCAGTGGAGTACTAGTGGCGACAACGTTCGTCTATCAATGCCTATTGGTAAGGTAGATGTTGAGCGTAGAATGGTCTCTGGTTTTGCTACTCTAGACAATATTGACAAGCAAGACGATATAGTTACAACAGAATCAAGTATACAGGCATTTAAAAATTTCCGTGGAAACCTTCGTGAAATGCATCAGCCAAGCGCTGTTGGAAAGATTGTTTCATTTAAAGAAGATAGATATTTTGATCCAAATTTAAAAAAGTTTTATAGCGGAGTTTATGTATCTGCCTACGTTTCAAAGGGTGCTCAAGATGCCTGGGAAAAGGTTATGGACGGAACTTACACTGGATTTTCAATCGGTGGAAATATTAAAAACTGGGATGATGCCTATAATGAAGAAATGGGTAAGTCAATTCGTGTAATTAAAGAATATGAACTATTTGAACTTTCTTTAGTTGATAGCCCAGCAAATCAATTTGCAAATATTGTTTCAATTGAAAAGCAAGATGGTCATAATGTTATTGACGGTATGCTATCAAAAGTAGAAACAGAAAACATATTTATGGATGAAGATAGTGGTATAATTTTAATCTCAGACTCTGAGACAGCCTTAAGTCCAACTACTGGAAAGTCGTTGAAGAATATAGGTTTTGTTGAAAAGAACGATACAGATAAAATAGATATGATAAAGTTCTTAGTTGATAGTGCTAAAGGCATTAGTACAATTAAGATGACAAAGGAGGTAAACCCTATGACAGAAGCAACAGCAGTATTAGATAATACAAAAGTTGAAAATGTTGAGGTTGCTCCAGAGGCACAGCCAGCAGAAGTTCAAGAGACTCCTGCAGTCGTTGAAGATGTAGCAGTTGCTGTTGAAGCACCTGTTGAAACTCCAACTGACGGTAGTGCAGATTCTTCTGTTGCAAATGCAGCAGTAGAAGAAGAGAAGCCAGCAGATGTGTTAACAGATGCTGTCGAAGGAATTAAGGATGAAGTTGCTAAAGCACTTGCAGAAATTAATTCTTCTCTTACTAATGCCTTTGGCGATCTCGCTGCAACCGTTAAGTCTCTTAATGAGCAGGTAGCAGCAGTGACAAAATCTCTTGATAATGTAACAGTTGATGTTAACAATATCAAGGGTAATTTTAATGAGTTTGGCAAGCGAGTAGATGCCGTCGTTGCAGACACCGCTTTCCGCAAGTCTGGCGATCTAGGCGAGATCGTGCAGTTTGAGCCTGTAAAGGTTCAAAAATCCCTATGGGGCGGTCGTTTCCTCAAAAATACCGACCTATTAAACTAAGATATAAATCACTAGGAGGTGAAATAATGTCGGAACAAAATACAGAGATCGTAAAGAATTACCCAGGTTCTCCAACTGAGTCACACGCTCACAATGGCGATGGTGCTTTTGCATCAGGTGCTATTGGAAGTGCAACAACTACGGATGCTAATGGTAATCTTTCACCCGCTGCTTCGCTTGGTAACATTGCCACTGCGAACTTCGGATCTACTACTGGCGCTAATGCTGTAAATCCAACTGGTACACCAGGTGGTATTCTAGCACCAGAACAGGCTCGTCGCTTCATCGACTATGTGTGGGATGCAACAGTTCTCGCTAAGGATGGTCGTAAAGTTACAATGCGTGCTAATACAATGGAACTTGAAAAGGTTAACGTTGGAGAGCGTGTTATTCGTGCTGCTGCTCAAGCACAGCCAGATTTCACAAACGCAGGAGCCACATTTACAAAGGTAGAACTTACAACTAAGAAAATTCGTCTTGATTGGGAAGTTTCTGCTGAAGCACTTGAAGACAATATTGAAGGCGGAGCACTTGAAGATCATCTAGTTCGCTTGATGACAAACGCATTTGCTAACGACCTAGAAGACCTTGCTATTAATGGCGATGGTTCAACAGGTAACTTCTTGTCAATCATGGAAGGATTCGTTTCCCTAGCAGGAGATGGTTCTGATGCACACGAGTCTGCAGTTACAGTTACTAGCGATGCATGGACAACTGCAGTAATGCAGGACATCATCTTGGCAATGCCACGTAAGTACCGTGCACTTAAGAATAATCTTAAGTTCTACGCTGGTACTGACGCATTCCAGGGTATCGTTAAGCATAACGGAACACTTGCTGATGCAGTAGCAGAAGCATTTGCTAACCGCCCAGCAGGAACACCTGCAAACCGTCAAGACTATCTTGATGGAAATGGACAGACATTCGGTGGAGCACGTACAACTCGTGTTCTAGGAATCGATGTAATGGAAGTTCCTTACTACCCTGCAGGATATGTCGACTTGACATTCCCACAGAACCGTGTTTGGGGATTCCAGCGTGATATCACAGTAAACCGTGAATATGTCGCTAAGAAGGACACAATCGAATACACAGTATTCGTACGATTTGGTATTCAGTGGGAAGAACTTGATGCAGTTGCTTATGCAGATGCAGCAGCAAACTCTTAATTAGAAACCAATATAGAGGGGGAGTAGAGTAAAATCTGCTCCCCTTCTTCACATTCTGGTATAATGACATAGGAGGATTAACATGACAATTGAAGAGTTATCAAAAAAGACAGTGATGGAACTAAGATCCTATGCAAAAAAAAATAACATTGAACTATTTGATTCTAAAACAAAACTAGAGATTCTTGAAATTTTGGCTAGTTGGATTCCACCAGTACAAACTGTTTTAATTAAAAAAGAAAGTGATCCAGTTGCTTTATATTCTAAAAAAAATATATTTTGGAATGGTCTTGGACAACTAAAGATTGGATACAATATCGTCTCTGAAGAAGAGGCAGAAAGATGGGTTACAAAGCAGGCAGTTCGAAAAGCAACGCCTGAAGAAGTAGCCACATATTATGGTAAATAACTATGCAAATTCTTAGACTTCCCCCTTACCCACTTTCTGTTACTTATACAGTGCCAGATGCAAGTGCAGACTACATACTTGTTGTTGAGGATGTTCTTGAGCAATCTGAGGTAGAGGTAGAACTTACTTCAAATGCAAGTAAAAAGTTAACATACGCTCTCTCTGAAGATTTTATAAAATACGACAAATCTTACTCGCTTACCATATATGAGTTTAGCGAATATACAACAGATGGTCGTGGGGATATAGTTATAGAAGACAACCTTGACGTATCAAGACCATATGTAGACCCAACGGTTATTGCTGCATCTTATAATGCAACAACTGCTACAGATATTGCTCAGTTTGTAGAGTATGAGTCTTTGGCAAGAGCAGTAATTGATAACGTTACTGGAGGATTTTACAATAAAAGATCTTACCTTGAAGTTGTTGGACAGGGCACTGACTACATTCCTTTGTGGGAGAGAACAAATAAAATTTTGAAGGTATATGAAAATGCCGAGTTAGTATATGACGTAACAGATGCCGATGGACCAGCACTAGGTGACTGGAACTATTTGATAACAAAAGACAGGACCGCTATAACAAAAGACCCAGTAGTATCTGTTGAATCTTTAAATCGTGCAGAAAGAATGCCACCAAGATTTACCGTTGCCCCATCAGACTCAATATCTATGTTTGACACAGAAGACAGTGGAAACGTTTATACAATTACTGGTGGCGTTGCATTTTCTGAAGGATTTGATTATATTCTTTTGCTAGAAACTGGATACCGTGTAGTTCCTTATGATATTCAAGATGCAACTAAAATGTTAATAGATGATATAAAGTGTGGAAAACTAGATTACTATAAGAGATATGTAAAAAATTATAGTACTGATCAATTTAAAATTGAGTATGATAAGAGAATGATTGATGGAACTGGGAATATAATGGTTGATAAGATACTATCAAAATATGTTGTATCAATAACTGCCCCAAGGATGCTATAGCATAATGATAAACTGTGAGGCTACAGACTTTTTGTATCCAATGAAAGCGGATATATATTATTCGGTCATTAGTCAAAACTCATATGGTCAGCCTAAAAAAGAGTGGATTTTTGATAGAACAGTTGTTTGCAATGCCACACCACTAGGTGGTGCTGGAAAAGAAGATATAAAACCAGAAGTTTTTTTACAAAATGATGGAAAACTACTTTCTAGAGTTAAAAGCGATCCAAGAACATCTTCAACCGAGTCAAACTATGCAATAACAAATATACTTGCAACCAATATAAGAAATGCACAAGACTCTGTAATTTATAAAGAAACCTCTGGACCAAGATCAGGAAGAGCCACAATATTTGAGTTTGGAACTGTTGAGCCTTTTACTGGACCATTTGGAAATGTTGAGTACTATAAATTACTTTGGCGAAGAACTGAAAATCAGTCAGTAGGTGACTAATGCTTGTAAGCATAAACACTAAAAGTTTTGAAAAACAACTTAACAATATTATTCAGTACTCTAATGGTTTTATTGATGGAATAGAAAAAGGCAAGAGTGTTTTTTTAAAAAATCTTGGGTTTGGAATTATTGAAGGATTAAGTGCATATATTGATTCACAAGCAAGATCTAATCCAGAATCACTTCATCATGTTTATGAATGGTATCAAACAGGAAGTCCAAAGGCAAGACTATTTGATTTAGATTATACTGTCAGTGGAATAGGCCTATCAATTTTTGGAACATTTAAACAATCAAGAACAGTAAAAGATGACTCAACAGTACCATTTTATAATAAAGCAAAGATCATGGAAAGTGGCATGCCCGTTGTGATTAAGCCTAAAAAGTCTTCTGTTTTAGCATTTGACTCTGGAGGGGTAACTGTCTTTACTCCAAATGCAGTAAACGTTAAAAATCCTGGAGGCAACGATGTTGCTGGATCTTTTGAAAAAACATTTGATGAGTTTATGAGATCTTACTTTAAGCAATCATTTTTAAGGGCTTGTGGTCTTTATGAATACATAGGCAATCCAGTAATATACAAAACTAATATAAGTGCTGGATCTAAAATTGGAAAAAGCAAGGGTATACAGACTGGATTTAAATGGATTACAAATGCAAAGATTGGTGTAGAATAGGATAATGGATAAAACTACTAATGATAAGATAGTGCTTCAGACTGCATTCCCGCCACTTTTTGTAAATGGGTACATAACTGAACAATTAGAAAGATTTGGAATTTTGGACGGGAACCAGGGCATGAACCCTATAATGCCAGTTCTATCTACTAACATAGACGACATATACGGAGAAAGACTTAGCCCACCAGGAGAAGAGCCAGTTGTTATATTTTATGATAAATTGTTAAGGTTTAGACCAAGCACATTCTATAGACACAAGAGAGAACAACTCATATACACCGTACACGGGCCATTAGACAAGGTTTTAGCAACAATGCGTATTGTATCTGCTGCTCTCGACAGAGAGGACTCTGCAGCCCAAGATGTAAACCTATGGGCAGCCACTAACCCAGTACTAGATGACTATGGCGTTGCTCTTCCAACAAATGTATTTTTTCATAATTTTAAGACCTACCAAGTTGATGAAAGTAGAGACTTACTAGAACTATCCTCTGTAAGGGCTATATACACTAATAAGATTATTATAGAGTATGACTACCACACAACCGATACAGCCAGCACATTTTATCAGTAAAAAATGATGTTATACTATCAATGAGGAAACAAACGCCGTACAACTTAATATCTTATTTTTAAGAAAGAGGTGAATAAATGGCATATAGTCGTGGAACGTCTACCAACATTATCGTTGGTGCAGCAGCGCTTTTCGTTGCAGATACAACCTTAACTCCAGGAACACTGGAGGCATATGTATCAAATGAGTCATTCAGAGAAACACTTGCTGATGACGCAGCATATACAAATGTTGGTTACACCATGAACGGTCTTGAACTGCAGTTCCAGCCTGACTTCGGCGAAGTCCAGGTTGACCAGATTCTTGACGTTGCTAAACTTTACAAGCAGGGTATGCAGGTTAATCTTGCTACTGCTTTTGCTGAGGCTACACTGGAGAATCTCCTACTTGCCCTAGCATTTAGTTCAGACCAACTTACTGGTAACAAAGCAGTTTCAAACGGACAGACACTTAACTTGTCTGCTGGAGAACTTGGTGAGTGCCCAGTTGAGCGTGGTATTGTTGCAGTTGGACCAGGAACAGGTGACTGTGAAGACTCTGCTTATGTAGAGCGTGTATATTCAGCATACCGTGCTTTGTCTATTGAAAACGTAACAGTTTCTGCAAAGCGTGATGAGGCTTCAATGTTTGAAGTATCATTCCGTCTTCTACCAGAGGATGCTTCTGGTTCATATGGTAAGATCGTTGATCGTACCTGGACACCAACATCATAATTTAATATAAATTAGCAACTGGCCCATTACCTTAATTGGTAGTGGGCTTTGTTGTTTTGTGGTAGAATAGAATTTCAATGGCTACTACAATATATCCCAGTAAAGAAATAGAATTATTTGATGGAGAATTATTAGAAATAATACCATTAAAGATTAAATATCTTCGTGAGTTTATGGACTCGTTCGATAATATTAAAAATGCAAAATCTGATGATGAATCAATTGCTGTATTAGTTGAGTGCGTAAGAATTTGTATGAAACAGTATTATCCAAAAATATCAAAAAATGTTGAAGATGTTGAGGACAACTTTGATATGCCAGCAATCTATGAAATACTTGATATTGCTGCAGGAATTAAGATTAATAAAAAATCAGAAGAACCAGTAAAAGATCAAGCAGAAAAAAGTGGTGAAACATGGGAAACTCTTGATTTGGCAAAGTTGGAGTCAGAGGTATTTTTGCTGGGTATATGGAAAGATTACCAAGAACTAGAAACATCTCTATCAATGCCAGAACTACTAGCAACATTAGAGGTTAGTAGAGAATTAGATTATTCAGAAAAAAAGTTTCTTGCTGCTATTCAGGGTGTAGACATAGAGCAAGATTCAAAGAAGGGCCAGCAGGAGTGGGAAGACATGAAGGCTAGAGTTTTTAGCAACGGTCAAACTTCTGATGCAAATGATGTTCTATCCTTACAGGGTCCAAAAGCCAAACAACTTGGTTTTGGAATCGGTATGGGATTAGACTATGAAAACTTAATAAATTAGTTGATTTATGCTATAATTGAGATAACCTATAGGAGGAAATAATGGCGACAACCACGTTTGAGGCTGAACAACTCACTCTCATTGATGGAACAAAAATAACGGTTCGCCCTTTAAAAATCTCTCTTCTTCGTCCATTTATGAAGAAGTTTGAAGGGGTGGCAAAGGTTGCAGAAGATAATGAGAAATCAATGACTCTTCTAGTTGAATGTGTTCAGATTGCTATGAAGCAATACAAGCCAGAATTGGCTGAAGACATCAACAAGTTGGAGGATCTGCTTGATCTTCCGACAGTGTACAAGATCGTAGAAGCAGCATCAGGAATTAACCTGTCATCTGTTACTGACATCTTAAATACACAAGAATAACTACATACAGAAGAGGTGTAATCTATGGCTGATGTTAATGCCAATATAGGCGTAAACATTGATACGTCTGATGCATTAGCACAACTTAAGTCTTTACAAAGACAGATTTCGCAGTTTCATACCTCTATAGCAAAGTCTAGTGAAACTGCAGCAGTTGCTCAGAAGTCTCTGCAGAAAAATCTACTTGGTAGTATTAATTCTATCGGTGCTTTTTCTGCAGAACTTCGCACTGTAAAAACTAGCGCAGAATCATTTACAAACTCTCTAGAAAAGAATAAATTTTCTATGCGAGAGTATTTCCGCTATGCTGGCGCATCTACTAAAACTTTTGGAAGAGTCTTTAAGTCTGAGTTTGACACAATTGGCAAGGTAGCAGAAGAACGTGTAAAAACATTACAGACACAATATATTAAACTGGGAAGAAATGCTTCTGGTGCAATGGAAGCAATTGCTGTCAGACCAACATCCCTTAATATGCAAGACTATGGAACTAAGGTTCAGATAGCAGCACAAAAGCAAGCATTATTTAATCAGTTAATGAAACAGGGTTCTACAAACCTACTCAACTTTGGTAAAAATACACAGTGGGCAGGACGCCAACTTATGGTTGGTTTTACAATTCCTCTTGCTTTGGTGGGCAGCGCTGCAGTAAAAACATTTATGGAGATGGAAGCACAGGCCCTAAAGTTTAAAAAGGTATACGGAGATTTATTTACACCACAGGCAGAAACACAGCAAGCATTAGAAAACATTACACAACTTGGGCAGATGTTTACAAAATATGGAATATCTGTTTCTCAAACTGTTGGCCTTGCTGCCGAGGCTGCTGCTGCAGGTTTTCAGGGTATGGATTTGCAAAGACAGACAACAGAAGCAACAAGACTATCTGTGCTTGGTCAGATTGATGCACAGAAGGCTCTTGAGACAACTATATCATTGCAAAATGCTTTTGGCATGTCATCAGAAAACCTTGCATCATCTATTGATTTTCTTAACGCAGTAGAAAACCAGACTGTCGTATCTCTTGACGATATTACTACTGCTATTCCAAAGGTTGCTCCAGTTATTCAGCAACTTGGTGGAGATGTAAAAGATTTAACATTCTTTATTGCAGCAATGAAAGAAGGTGGAATTAATGCATCAGAAGGTGCTAACGCACTTAAGTCTGGTCTTGCAGCATTAATTAATCCAACTGGAAAAGCATCAGCAATGCTAAAAGGATTTGGAATTAACGCAAATGAAATTGTTACAAAGAATAAGGGTAACCTAAAAGCCACTGTTATAGAATTTGCAACTGCTTTAAATCAACTAGATCCTTTAAATAGAGCACAGGCAATTGAGCAGATGTTTGGAAAGTTCCAGTTTGCAAGACTATCAACACTGTTTGCAAATGTTGCAAAAGATGGAAACCAAGCAGCACGTGTTCTTGATTTAGCAAATTCATCTGTTGAAAGTTTATCAGCATTATCTGAAAAAGAATTAGGAATGACTGCTGATTCTGCAATGAATAAATTTAAAAAGACTGTAGAAGATTTAAAAGCAGCGCTTATTCCAGTTGGTAAAACATTCTTAGAGGCTGTAACACCAATTGTAGAATTTGTTGGAAACATATTAGACAAGTTTAACAACCTATCATCTGGAGTTAAAAAAGCAATAACAATTCTTGTAACAGTTATTGGTGGATTAGGACCAGTATTACTTATGACATTTGGTTTGCTTGCAAACGGTGTTGCCAATATTATTAAACTATTCTTAACATTGCGTAATGGATACCAAAGACTAACTGGTCAATCTCAAATACTAGGAGAACAAACACAGTACTTAACACAAGAACAAATGAATGCTGCTGCTGTTGCATCATCTCTTGATCAAAGACACGCAACTCTTGCACAAACCTTTAATGTAGAAACAGCAGAACTTACTAGACTTATTGCTGCATATCAAGCAGCAACATCTGCTGGACAAAAGTTTGCAGCCATTAATCCTGGCGCAATGATGCCTCCAAGAAGAAAAGGATTTGCAGCAGGTGGAATAATTCGTGGTCCAGGAAGTGGAACTTCAGACCTAATTCCTATCATGGCATCTAATGGGGAAGCAATAATTCCAGCCAAAAATGTAAACAAGTATCCAGAACTAACAGCAGGACTTGTTGCTGGAAATATACCAGGATTTAAAGATGGAAGACTTCCAATATTTCCAGAATTCGCAATGAGACTCCAAGATAAAACAGAAAACATGAGACAGCAGGCTGGGGGAACAAATGTTCCTTCAGTTTTATCAAATTTAATTGCAAGAATAGGTGAGACAAGGGGGATATCACCAACACAAAATTCTATAAGATCTGGAAAATTTGATCCTATTGCAAAAGAATATGAGGGTATTACTCAAAAGTTTGTTGATAAATTAAATCAAGAATTTAACACAACTTTTAAAGAAGTTAAAGATAGTAATGAAAGGTTTGCTAATTCTTGGACAAGTGCAGGAAAATCTGTAGAAAAAGAAGTTAATAGAATTACTTCAGATGCAGAAAAGGGTGTTGTAAGAAAAGTATTTGGATTAGATCCAGATGTTTATGGGACTATCCCTACTGAACCACGAAAGGCTGGAGGAACTAAGCCAGAACGTGGAAGAAGAGCCGCTTTCCAAACTAAAGAATTTGGAACTAGATCATATACATCTTTAAGACCTGGTGTTAAAAAGATTTATGAAAGAATGACTGGCTCATCCGCAGAAAATTTACAAATGGGTCATGTATTCAAACCACAAATGACTGACATATCCACACTACAGGCTAATCCAATGGCATCACCTGCTGTTGCAAAGGCTGCAAAGGTTATGAATGGGCAGGCAGCAGAGATTTCAAATGGTGCAATTAGGTCTGCATCTGTAGCAGCAGGAACAGCATCTCCATCCAAAAAGACTATAAAAATTGGTGAAGATATTGCAAGAGGTCTAGAAGTTGGAATGGCAAATAGACAAGATGATGTTGCTAAATCTGCAGCAAACATTGGAAACATTGCTACACAGTCTGCTGGTAGATCAAGTCGCCGTGCTACAAGACCACAAGGAGCACCGCTAAGTGCTTTATCATCACAGATGCCAATATCACAAGAAACCAAAACTGCCACAATACAGCAAGCAAAAATTATTAATAATGCAAACCAAAGAGTACAAAGTTTTGACAGAAATCTTATGGGAGCATCATTTGCTATATCATCACTTTCAGGAATTGCATCAATGTCTGGAGGCAAACTTGGAGAAATGTCTGGAACTATATCAAAGGTAACAGGATCTTTATTTGCACTTCAGGCAATAACTGGTCTACTAACGCAAACAAATTTAGTTGCTCTTGCTAAAAAGCGACTAGAGGTTGCAGGGTTTATGGGAGCAAGTAAAGTAACAGGATTATTTTCTGGTGGAATTAAATCATTACTTCCAAACCTTTTAAGATTTGGCGGTATGATTGCAAAATTCCTAGGTCCAATAGGACTAGCAATAACTGCAATAACAGCAACAGTATCAATAATTAGACTGGTAAACGCAGCAAGAGAGCGAGAGAGGATTTCAATTGAAGGCCTTGGCAATGCAGCAAATCTTGCAGAAAAACAAATAAATACTCTTGGAGATTTCTTTGGTATAGTTGCTAGAAAAAGTTCTCTTAGTTCACCACTAAATGAAATTGCTACATCTTCACAAGAAAGAACAAAGGTTGATGCGTTAAAACAAAGCGATCAATTTAAGAAAGATTTTGGAACAGAGATAATCCCATCTATAAAATCTGCAACAGACCAGCAAGCATCTTTAATATTTAACTCTTTATCAGTACAACTAAGAGGTAGTGGATTTGCAAAAGATCAGATAGAAACAATAATCACTGCACTTAAAGAAGAGGCTGGAAAAACTAACGTAGAATTTGATTTTGCAAAACTAGACCTTTCTACTGATGCTGGGATGCTTGGATTCCAAGATTCAATCAATAAACTTTCTACAGAACTAGGTACACAATTTTCTACTGGATACATTGAAAAAGTAAAATACGGTGTTAATGGGGCAACAGGAGAAACAATTCAATGGACAGAAAAGATTTTATCTAAAGACTTAAAAAGAACTTTAAACTTAACAACAGGTGCATTTACATCAATGATAGATGGTATTGCTGGCCAGTTAAAGAATGGAACAATATCTGCAGATCAGTTTAGTCAAGCATTTGCAAGAATTAAATCTAGTCTTGCTGGAATGCCAAAACCAGAATCAATTCTTATTGTTGATGAGATAATGAAAACTCTTCCAGAAAAATTACAAAAGGCAGCAGTAGGTCTTAGTAACTATTCTGATAAACTTATTATAATTGAAGCACAATCAGTTGGTGCAACTGCTGGAATTTTTGGTGTTATAGAAGCAATGAGTATTCTTGAGAAGGCTTCTGTATTTGGTCCAGAAGATGCTATGAAGAGAGCATTTGCCCAACAAACAATAAATGCTTTTATGAAAAGACTTGATGATGCAAAAAATAAATGGAAGTCTTTTGTGTCAACAACAGAAGAAACAAATCCATTTAAAAATCCTCAAGATGGTGATGGGGAAGATAGTCCATACGTTAAGGCAATCAAAGATCTAGAGGCTCAAAGAAAAGAGGTAGGTTATACAACTACTGCCTTTTTAAGATTAAAATCTGTTGGAACTGAAACGGCAAGAGCATATGAACTTGCAAGAAACCCTATTCTTGCAGCAGCACTTGCTACAACAGAGGTAGGAACAGACGATTGGGAAAAACTACTTAAATTAATTCGTCTACTTGGAAGAGAAGAATTAACTAATTTAACAACAGGTGAACTATTTGACAGAATGAATACAAAGGCATCAGAGTACTTTAATATTCTTGAAGAACAAATTCAAGACAAATTTGAAGATCCAATTCGTAATGCAGAAAAAGCAGCCGAAGATGCTGCTGATGCTGTTAATAAAATACAAGAAGATATTTCTAGCAAGCAAGATGTTATAAATACAATACAAAGAAAAATAGAAGAAACAATCACTCGTCCTATTGGTGAATTACAAGATGAAATAGATAATCTTCAAAGAAAAATTGAAACCTCAATAGATAGACCAATAAATGCTTTGCAAGCAGAGTCTACGATTCTTTCAGAAAATCTTACAATTATCGACAAGGCAGCAGAAGGTATTAATTCTAAATATGATGCACAAGAAGAGGCATTGTCAAAAATATCTGCGATTAATCAAGAAATTGCTAACCAGCAAAAGCAGCAGTTAACACTTGCAGATGCATTAAGCCAAGGAGACATTGCTGCAGCAGCAGCAGCAGCCCAAGACATGAGATCTTCTGCAGCAGCAGCCCAGCAAGATACAGTTGCCTCTGGACTAAAGGCTGCAAGAGAAGCAGAACTCGGCGCTCTTGTCGGTCCAAACGGAATGACCAGAGATCAAATTGCTTCACGTCAATATGAAATTGATAGACAAATTTATGCACTTGAGCAATTAAAACTTCCAATTCAGGCAGAAATTCTTTCAAAGCAAAATAGCATTTATAACCTTGAAGTATTAAGAAAGCCACTTGTTGAAGATATTCGTAAAAAAGAAGATGAAATATACAAGATCCAAATTGGAAAACTTGCACTTGCTGAATCAGAATCAAAAAAGAGAGCAGCAGAACTTACAGACATTAAAACTAGATTAAAAACAGAACTTGATGCAGTTGAAGCACAAAGAGAAAAATGGTCTGACACTAAGTTGGCAATCGATCTTGCTAAAATAGCAAATGGAGAATTTAATGATGTTATAGAAATAACAAAAGATATGGTTCAAGGAATTGCTGATAACTGGGCTAGTTTAAGTAGCAAAGATATAGAATTAAGAATTACTACGATAACAACAGAAATAGTTGATACAATAAATAGAGGCATAAATTCTGCAGGTGGCAGTTCTTCTAGCAGTGATAGTAGCGGTGGCGGAAGCGGTGGCGGTGGTGGCATTGGTGGTCGCTTTGGCGCAATGCAGTACAAGATGTACGGTGGAAAAATTAAAAAGATGGCATCTGGAGGATTTGTTCCTGGTATCGGCATGACAGATAAGGTTCATGCAATGCTTAGCCCAGGAGAGTTTGTTATGAATAAATCAGCATCAAAAGCCTACGGACCTCTTTTGTCACAACTAAATGAATCAAAATACCCTTCAATGAAGAGGTCTGGATATTCAAAGCCAAGTTCAAACAATATATCAACATCTGTCAATAACACCTCATCGGCAGTGTATAATTATAGTGTAGGTATAAATGTTGGTGGATCAAATACAAGTGCAAATGATATTGCAAGTGCTGTTATTTCACAAATTCAATATATTGATGGTCAAAGAATTAGGGGACAGAGATAGTGGCAACTGCAGGATATATTAATGGAAGAAAGAGATACCAGAGACCTCAAGCAGTACTATGGTCTGAAAATCCTGGGACTTTAATAAATGGACTGTACGTTCCAACTGGATACGAAATTGGAGCAGATACCCTAGAAACAGATCCAGATGTATTAAATCAGTTTTTAATTTTATCAGATCACAATCGTGGAGAAATAAGTTTTAATCCTCAAAGAATTGAACAAAGACAAAGAACAGTTAATGGCAGAATGAGGTCATACCACATTGCTGATAAACTTAACATATCTTGGTCTTGGAACCTACTGCCATCTAGAGCGTACTCTGCTCCAGCAGATTTTGATACTGGTGTAGAGTCTGTTACCCAAGGACACTCGACATATAAAAATACAACAGATGAGTTTACTGCAGACGGTGGTGCAGGAGGAGTAGAACTCTTAGACTGGTATGAAAACCATCAAGGACCATTTTGGATGTTCTTGGCTTATGACAAATATAGTAATTTTGGGAAAGATGAGGCAGCGTTTAATCATCTTGGACAATATAACCAGATAGTTCAAGTATATTTTGCTGACTTCAACTATTCAGTTGTAAAGCGTGGTGGGAATAATTTTGATATGTGGAATATTTCGGTAAGCCTGGAAGAGGTTTAAATGTTTGTAAGTGAAGCATTAAAGACACACTTAGAATCATCTTCAACAATAAGGCTACAATCTCTTGTTCTTTCTGAGTGGAACATGAATATGCCAGACAATATTTATAAAATAGGAAACTATAGATACAGACCACTTGGCTCAGATGTTAAGTTTAGAACACTGCCATCTGCATTTGATAGTTTAGATGCTGGGCAATACTATACTAATGCAACAGATGCTGACATTCTTATAGATGGTGGATATACCGATACTGGGGTACCACAAATATTTACCTCTTCAAAAGAAAAGTTTAAACTATTGTATTCCCTAGAAGATTGCATCAAGCCATTTAGACCGAGGTCTGGAATCAACAAGGCAATATATTTAAATAATAAATTTTTATCGAACTCTGGAGCATCCCTTGCACAAAGACCAAGATACTATATGCCATCAAGATATGATGAATTTAAGTATTGGACATCTTACAGAACAGAAAGTGGAAGTGAGCATGGTGTTGCAAATAATATATCTAATTCTTTATATTACATAAATGACTCCGTTCCTTTTGTTGTGTATAAGGAGCAAGTTCCAGCAAATAGAATTATTGTTAAGATGCAGACAAATGTTGGAGATGTTGACCTTGGTCCATTCGTTACACCTGCTGGCTCTATAGATGACCCACTGTTTGGATCTACAAACAAGACTACGCCCGTTAGATGGAAAGTCCAATATTTAGATAAAGATAACTGGGTAGATGCATATTCTTTTGATGAAAACTCTATCAGAGATAATAACAATCCTATAGTTGGAAATGATGGATATCTTGAATTGCAGTATGGCTTAGTAATCCCAGACGAATATAAGGGAAGATTTATTTATGCAGAAACACTTGCTTCGGAATTACTAAGACCAGAAAAATCTATTGATGGATATGCATATCTTGTTGTTGAAAACGAAGGTGATCGTGGAGTTTTTCATATTTGGAATAACTTAACGGAAGAGTATGATGAGTTTACCCCATCCTACGGCTGGATTGTTGCAGAAGAAACTATTAACAATGAAACATTTTTTGTTAAAGACCTAACCAGCCCATCATCTTTTGTAAGCGAGTTAGACAATAGCACAGGGTACAGAGAGTTTGCATATTTGCGTGGAATTAGAATTGTTGTAGAAACAATGAATAAGTTTGGCTCTACATTTGATCTAATCGAAATGTCACCAAGACTTATTTCAGACATATCTGACAAGGTTATTGATTTTAAAATTACAAAAACCCTATCTGATATTGGCAACACATCTTTGCCAGTTGGACAACTTCTTGCTTCAAATGGAAAGATATCGCTATTTGATGACGATCAAGCGTTTAACTCAAACAATACAAATAGCATTATTTATAAATATAATAGAAAAAATATAAAGTTTGCTTTTTATGAGCAGATAATAGATGTTGATGGATATGATTATTTTGTTCCAATCAAAACTTTATATTCTGAGGGATTTCCACAAGCAGACATAAGTGGAGCCACACTATCAATAGATCTAAGAGACTTATTTTTCTTTTTAGAATCAATGCCTGCACCAAGACTTTTAACAACACAAACATCCTTAAGTTATGCCATATCTCTTTTGTTAGACTATATTGGATTTAGCAATTATACTTTTAAGCGTGTTGCAAATGAATCAGATCCTTTAATACCATTCTTTTTTATTGCACCAGATCAAAATGTTGCAGAAGTACTTAATCAATTAGCAATGTCTACGCAAACGGCAATGTTCTTTGATGAATACAATAACTTTGTTGTTATGAGTAAAGACTATTTAATGCCATCAGAGTCACAAAGATCTTCTGATTTTGTTTTATCTGGATCAAACAATCAATCAGATACTGGAGTTATCGAAAACTCTTCCTCTGGAATTCTTCCAAATATTCTATCTATTGCTTCTGAAGATAAGAAAGTTTTTAATTCTGGAAAAATTAACTATACAACAAGATACATTCAAAGATCTTATGGGTCAATAAGACAGGGAAATGCAACTGACCAAGACAAGACATGGATATACAAGCCAGCACTTCTTTGGGAAGTCTCTGGTACAGAGCCTACCAAGACTGTAAACGAGTTGGCATCAAAGCAGGGTAGTTATGTTTTAGGAGCAATGCCAATTAATTCAGACTTAACTATAGACCCACCAACAGTTGTAGATCATGTTGTTACAAAAAATATTGTTGATTTTGGCGAGAATGTTTATTGGCTAACAAGGTATCAAGGATACTTTTATGCCAATGGAGAAATAGTTAAGTATGATGCAGCAGAGTTTAACATTACTGGAACTGGAAATGTTTGGATTAGCAATAACCAAGAATACCAGAAGTATTTCTCATCATTGCCATTTAATGGAAAAATTTATCCAACAGGACTTGTAAGAATTTATTCTATTCCTTACTACGAAACAGTTGACGGCATCTCAAGAATAAAAAATGGTCCAGTAATGCAGCATGGTCGTGCACAGTTTGGAACTACTATTGCTCACCACTCAGCAGGACTAAATCAGTATTGGTCAAACACAGATACAGCAACTGCTCCAGTTCGTGGCTGTGTTATGTCTTCAGAATATCTTTTTGATATAACTGGAACTAACTCAACAACCTCTTTGTCACTTGCTCCTGGAATAGCAGGAATTTCTAGTGATGTTGCAAGAAAAACAACAAGAAATGGAATAATAAAAAACCTTACAGCACTCAACTATTTAACTGAAACTGCTATAAATAATTTAAAATCTACCCAGTCTGGAACCATTCAGTCTTCTGCACTAGTTCTAACAGGTCCAACATTTAAAACAATAGAAAACCCCCTTGACTTTATTTCATATGCTTATAAGCCATTAGACTTTGCATATAAACATTTTGGAACTAGAGTAAGAATAATTGGAAAAATTGAAAATAATGAAAACAGATCTCAAACACCTATTGGTAGTTCATCTTATTATCAGGTTACTGGATCTGCAGCAGACCAGCAGGTTAGCATAGGTGGAGGCTCTGGAGGCCTTGCAATTTTGTTAAATCCAGAAACAAATAATGGATACTACTTTGAAATTGCTGCACTAAGTGAGAAAAACATAGAAGGCTACTCAAACGCACAGAATATTCATAATATATTATTTTATAAAATAGTTAAAAAGAATGGGTCAACATCAACAGATGATGCAATACCAGTAAAACTTTGGGGAGGATTATCTCAAATAACTGTTGACGATGGTAGATTTACTGGTCAATATAGATCTAGTGGAGAAGAAAGACCAACAGTTTATGACCTTTCTGTAGAGTATAAAGATATAGATAATGTCAGAAGATTCTTTTTATATGTAAATAATAAGTTGATAAAGATTGTAGATGATCCAAATCCTCTACCAACCTACAATAACTGTGCACTATTTGTGCGTGGTTCTTCAAAACTAATGTTTGAAAATCTATATGCCTTGTCTGAAAATTATGCAGACAACTCAGTATTTACTGTCACAGAGACATTAGCACAAGCATTTGGAGATAGTACAATTGATGCCGAAGAATCTTTTAGAAAATATGCAGTAAGTGGTATGGTTCAAGCAACATATTTATCTGGAATAAGTCCACAGCAACCACCAAAATATAAAATGTATTTTGAAGAATTTGGAACAATAATGCGTGAATGTTCTTATTTTAATATAAAATATGATCGTGCATATCCAGCATTATATGCACAACTATCACCAACGTTTAATCGTATAAAAGGATATACGGTTTCTGGATTTCAAGCAGACTCATATGGTGCAGAATTTTTAATATTTAATGCAACAGATAAAGCACTTATACTTGACGAAACAACTGGAAATTATTTAAGAATCCAGGGTGTTACATTTACACAAGATACAACACACGAACTGACTGTAGATGATTACTTTTCACAAAGAAGCAATATGTCAGATCCTGAGTTATTAGGAAGCACTCTAGTATACTCTCCACTAGTTGAAGAATCAAGATATAATGAGATTAAATTAAGTAGAATGATCTATGGAAAAAACGAGTTTTCAATAGATAGCCCATACTTACAAACAGATGATGATGCCAATGCTTTGATGGGATGGATAGTAAATAAGATTATGGTTCCAAAAAAGTCAATTGGAATTAATTTGTTTAGTATACCAACCATACAACTTGGAGACATAGTAACAGTTAACTACAAAGATTCAAGTGGTTTAGACTTAGTTACTTCTGATTCATCTAGATTTGTAGTTTATAATATTGATTATACAAGGAATAATAGTGGTCCAAGTATGACAGTATATTTGAGTGAGGTGTGATATGCCAATAAATCCAGATGTAATGATGCTTGACGACGGAGAAAGCGGTGGAAGAAAAAGGGCTGCTGCCCCTGCACCAACTCCAGTTGCAACCCCACCTAAAACAATTGTGGCAACAACTCCAAGTACTACAGTTGCTGCTGCTACTGCAGCAGGTAAATCAGGAGATTATTCTAATTTAAATAAAATAATTAAAGATCCAGAAGCATATGAAGCATTTAAAGATGCTAGAGCCGAAAGAATAAAGGCAGACAGAATAGCAAGTACTCCACCCAAAAAGTCTGTACCACAACCACTTGCAGCACCTGTACAAGTTCCTACTCCTGCTCCATCTACACCTGGTCCATCAGCAGCATCAGTAAGCCCAACTCCAGTGACACCATCAAGTGTTTCACCTGCAGCAGCAGTTGCACCAACAACGCCTACCGCACCAGTAAAGGTTGCACCAATAGATACAATACTTTTTGATGACTCATTAGTCTCAGAAGACTTTATGTTTGATCTTATTTTTGAAAATATTGGTGGGCACGAATTAATAAACATTGCAAGAAACGATATAGTTAATGGACAAACAGTTTCATATCAACCAATCAAAAATTTAACATCAATACAGGAACAATACAACCCAAATAACATAATAAGTCTTCAGGAAACATCTGGAAAATATTTTGACAATTATGCAATTAAGTTTGAAAATAAAATTCCTAATATTGGAAATGGACCATTTGGAAATAATGTATATTTAAATAATTTAACAGGGGATATCTTAATTGATTTAATTAACCTTGAGCCTGATGAACAAGTTGAAGTTCAAATAGTCATAAGTGGTACAATATATACTACAGACTTTCAAGAAGGCGTATCATGATAACTAATACTGGTAAATCGATTATAGGCAAGTATCTTTTGGGGCAGGCCCCAGCATATGCCTCATACCTTGCTGTAGGCTGTGGGGGCACTCCAATAGCCTCTGAAGACCCATTTGGAGACTACTCTGACAAAGAAAACTTAGAGTTTGAAATGTTTAGGGTTCCAATATCTTCGAGGGGATTTGTAAATGAATCTGGAGTTAATAAGATAGTCTTAACGGCAGAGTTACCAACAGAAGAAAGATATGAAATTACTGAGGTAGGACTGTATTCTGCAGGAACAAACCCTTCAGCAGGATCTTATGGAAGTAAAACTATTTTCTCATTTGCATCTAATGAAAACTGGGTATACCGTTCACCAGGCATATCTGAAATACCTCTAGTACAGATATCTCTTGACTCAACTGATGATGAAGTAAATTATCCAGCCGTTGCCAATACAATTACTGGGGTTTATGATGTTAATGGAACTGTGGTTGCAACGCCAGTATTTGAAACAAATGCTGACAATTTAATATTTTACAAGGCAAACCGTGCAACAAAATATGAAAGACCAAGATTTTTAAACAATACA